GAGGCAGTGACCCGCTCCAGCGGTGCTGCACGGGGTGTGGCCAGCGTCAACAAGAACCTGCTGGGCGACTGCGCAGAGCTCGATGCTGTGCAGAAGTTCTCGGAGAATGTGCGCAGCTTGCACCGGTCCATGACCATGCCATGGTCTGACCTCGGCCTGCGCCTGCTCCCCACGGCGCAGTTCTTCAAGTACCAGAAGCAGATGACAGCCCTGCAAGACGAGTTCCACCGCTTGGCCGACGCGTTCCTCAAGGCATACAGCTGGGAGATTTCCGCCTCCGAGCTCAAGCTAGGCACCCTGTTCAACCGCGAGGAATACCCCACGGTCGATTCCATCCGGGACAAGTTCGCGTTCCGCATGAGCTTCGTGCCTTTGCCCGATGCAGGCGACTGGCGTGTGGATATGGAGGCCGAGGCCAAGGCAGCCTTGCAGAAGGAGTATTCCTCCTACTTCGACACGCAGATCAAGTCCGCTATGGACGACATCTGGGCCCGGCTGCGCGACACCCTGACCACCCTGACCCGGCAGCTGGAGCCGACAGCGGAAGGGGAGAAGGCACGGCGCATCTACGACAGCGTGATTGACCGGGCACATGACCTCGTGGCCATGATGGAGACGTGCAACATCACCAACGACCCGGACATGGTGCGGATGCAGCGTGTCCTCAGCGAGACCCTCAATGGCACGTCGGCCCTCGCTCTGCGGGACGACCCCTACCACAAGGCAGATACAAAGAAGCAGCTGGACGCAGCGATCGCAGCTCTGCCCGGTCTGGGTTGGTAACACTTAGTCCTCGGGACTAAGAGAAAGGAGACGATATGATTAAGGACAGCCGGGGGGCGACCCCCAACTTCGTGATTGAACCTTGTGGTACGGGGTGGCAGGTGCGCCACCAACCCACGGGGGCCACATACGGGGTCAGCGACCCCGAGGACCACACAGAGCTGCGCAACGCGATCCGCAAGATCCGGCTGCTTGTAGCCTCCGTTGGCCCAGTGGCGGGGAAGGCGCACTGATGGTTAGCAACATCAACACCTCTATGAGGTGGCGCATGAACGACGACATAATAAAGGTGAGGTTGGCGCGTCCGTCACAACCCTTTGAGATCATGCACTGGATGGACAAGAACCGGGACCGCACGATACGTGCCGAAGTTATGGACGCCACACGTGTTGTGCTACAACCATTCAGTGAGGTATGTGTTGATCTACTTCCAAGTGGTGATTATACTATGGGCACCGAGCCTATGTGGATCACTGACCGCCTGATGGCGTTGGGGATTATGGAGATACCTCCTCCACCCCGGCCCATCGAAGGTGTTGGGCTTCGGATGTCCGCAACGGTCTTCTGGATCATTGCCCCAACTAAGGAAACGTAATGGCTGACACCCCCGAGAAAAAAGTGAAGCGGAACGTCGTCGCCCTGCTGAAGGGTATGGGGGCATACTACTTCTACCCCGTGACGGGTGGATGGGGTGCCTCGGGGGTGCCCGACATAGTGGGCTGCTACAAAGGCTCGTTCTTCGGCATCGAGTGCAAGGCAGGGACGAACAAGCCCACCCCCCTACAAAGCAAGAACCTCGCGGCCATCACAGCCGCGGGGGGCATCGCGCTCGTAATAAACGAGACCAATATCGCAGAGGTAGCCTCTGCCCTCAACAGGAAGACCGAGCAATGACAAAAATTACGATCACCCACCGACTACCCTCCGGCACAACGTTTGCTGTGACCACGGAAGGCCATGCCGAGTCCGTGTTTGTGGCAGGGCGGATCGCCGACCCCCTGAACGCAATGATAGGCGGCGTCTACGACGCAATGCTTGTGCCGAACCCGCGCGATACTGAACGCACACCATGGCAGGTGCTGTCTATGAAGCCCCTCTCTGGAGGGCCTACCCCGCTGGGCTTGGTGGCGAATGTCCTGACGCGAGGCGGCGTATGGACCCCCGAGCAAGTGAACAGCGAGCTGGGCTGGCACGATGTAGGCGTGGTCCGTGGCCACCTGCTGACCCTCTTCAATGAGGGCGGCTGTTCCAAGTTCGAGCTGCGCACCTCGCCAAGCACGACCAACCCGACAAAGGAATGGTTCACGTGCAGCCCACACCGCGCTGACGTTGACGAGTGGGAGGACCGGGCATGACGGAGACCCAGTACACTTACATCCCAAACCAGCGCCGCTGGTCTGGTAAGCCCGAGGGCACTCGTTGGAGTGACTTCGCTATCGGGCGGACAGAAACCCTTCGGTGCCTGTCGAACGTCGGGTTTGTCAAGGTCTCGGCGTACATCTGCACCTATGGTCACATGAGGTACACTGGCCCCGTGGGCTTGCCCAAGAAAAAGACCAGCAGCGCCAAGTACCGCATAATTGTGCGGCTCAAGAAGCAGGATTGTGATTGGGAGTGCGAGTCATGCTGACCTGCCCCACCTGCCCCGGCAATCCCAAGCTGCAAATCGTCGAGAGTCGGCCGCAAACCTACGGGGGCACGGTGACTGTCTGGAGGCGCAGGCGTTGTGCGACCTGCAAGGTGACGCATTCCCGCACAGTAGAAGTTCCCGCCGACTGGGCAGATGATCTGTTCAGCGACGAATAAAGGAGAAGAACCATGAAAACCATTATTATCCTGTCCTTTGCAGCAATTGCTCTGACATCAACCCCAGCGCTTGCACGTGGCGGCTGTAACGCCTCTTGCTTGATTGCCAAGATGCCGCACAGCGACATTCGGCGGGTTATCAACGAAGTCAACAGCGAGGACCAGCGGGTCGTTGATGGCACGTTCAATGCGACCACCGGAACGCTGACCCTTTACACGCAGGACATGGCTGCCGGGGCCGATGGTGACATCAGCCGCCGCGCCGTTACGATCAAGGGCTTTGAAGCCTTGCAAGGCGAAGCAGGCGCGCCGGGGAAGGACGGACGCAATGGCCGGGACGGCAAGAACGCTGACACATCCGCAATCAATGCGCAACTGAACCACATCCGTGGGCAGGCAAGCGCAGACCGGGCCGCAGGCAACTTGCAGACCCGGACCCCTATCGCAGGGCAATGGACTGGCTCAATGGGCCTGAGCGGCACGGGTGGCAGCGTGGACGGCATTGCAGGCGGCGTGCGCTACGGGCTGTCGGATCGGTCTGACCTGTACATCGTGGTCGGCAGGTCGTTCAGCGGCGAAACATCTTGGGGCGCTGGCGCAACCTTCATCCTTGGGGGAAACTGACATGACCAAGATCAACACGGGCGGGCCAGCGTTTCCGAGTGTACTTTACACGCATGAAAAAGGGCCAAACCATCATGACGAGGGCATGACCTTGCGCGACTATGCGGCCATCGAGGCGCTTGCAGGTATGTTGGCGCACGCTACTCGATACAGGCCTCGTGATGGACGAAAAGACTGGCACAGCGCAATTTCGGAGGAGGCCTATCAGTTGGCCGATGCGATGATCGCCGCCAGCGCGGAGGTGGTTAGGGTCATGACCCTAACCACCTCCGAAGCCACCCACCTGCAATGGGATGAAACAATGGGCGAACCGTGTCAGGTTTTCAAAGGACGTTATTGTTCAACTGACCCAGACGATTGCGACGATTGCTTGGAGTTTGTGAATACATGCGACGAATGTTTTATGCCGGGGAGCAACATGGCAAACTGGAACGAAGGTGCGAACGGAGAAACGCTTTGCGATGGGTGTTTTTCCAGCGACGAAGGAGCCAAGCCATGACCTGTTGCAACAACAATTGCCGACAGGGCCGCGACTGCCCGCACCGCGTGAGTAAACCCGGCGCTGGTGTACTGATTATTTTTGCCACGCTATGCCTGTCCACATGGGCAGGTCTGGGCTGGCTTGTTTGGAGGATGCTATGACCCGACGCAAGCACAAGCCACCAAAGCAAACACAGCTCTTGGCGACTCTGGATAAGCTGTCCCCGGCGCAGTTGACCGCTGCCCATCGGATAGCAAAAGACCCTAAACGAGGTCTGAGACCATTCTTTACCAACGCCTACGCTATGATTACCTTGCGCACCGCTGCGCAGCGTGATACACCGTCTTAAACAACAACCCACCGGAGAAAGCACATGATTGAGAATCCCGACTACGTAGGGCTGGGCCGCGTCTTGGGCGCAGCCTACAACCAAGCGGCCGCAGGCAAAGGCAAGGAGCGCCACGCCAACGGCAAGCCCTTTGACCGCCAACCCATCATGGAGATCGGACGTATGGTGGGGCCCGGGTACTCCCTCGGCCAAGCCATGAAGAAAGCACAGGAAGCCGCGGGCATGCTGGGCCGTGGGGAACCCGCCCGTGCACAGGCCGAGCTGCTTGGGGCGATCAACTATCTCGCAGCCTGTTACCTGCTTATTGAGGAGGCAAACTGATGCATATCATGCTTGACCTAGAGACCATGGGCACCCGCCCGGATGCACCGATCGTGGCTATTGGTGCTGTGGCATTTGACAAAGACGGCATTACCAGCCCGTTCTACGAGGTTATTGACCTTGCGTGGGCAGTGCGGGATGGGGCCACGATGAGCCCCGAGACAGTCATCTGGTGGCTGAAGCAGCCGGACGAAGCGCGCGCAGCCATCACCCGCAGGGGGATTGAGCCCAAGGTGGCGCTGGAGCGGTTCCGTCGGTTCGTTGATCTGCACGGCGGCGACGGCATGTGGGGCAACGGCGCCACCTTTGACAACGTAATTCTGTCTGAGACGTACCTGCGGTTGGGTATGAAGGCCCCGTGGCCCTTCTGGACAGATCGCTGCTACCGCACGATCAAGAGCGTGTTCCCTGCTGTGGAGATGGAGCGCAGCGGCACCCACCACAACGCGCTGGACGACGCCCGCTCGCAGGCAGAGCACTTGATCGCGATCAGTGCCAAGCATGGCGAGTTCCTGTGATGGCATGTCTGGGAGAAGTGGCTATCACGATCCTGTGGCTCGTGCTGGGTTTCTTGGGTGTCGGCGCGCTCTGGATGGCCCGGCGCATCCATCGGGATGTTGGCGAAGCTCTCGCGCGCCGGGATAAACGGGAGAAAGCTGCTGACGAGGGTGAACAGTGAGCGCGTGGGAAGCCCCCGGCGCAACAGACGATTGGTATACCCCAAAGTATATCTTTGACGCCTTGGGCGTAACTTTTGACCTCGACGTTGCAGCCCCACTGGAAGGGCCACAACACGTACCCTGCAAAGGATGGATCAGCTCGGACAGCCTGACCGCGCAATGGCAAGGTTTTGTTTGGATGAACCCGCCCTTTGGGGGGCGCAACGGGCTTTCGCCGTGGCTAGACAAGTTCTTCCTGCACGGTAACGGGATCGCACTGACGCCCGACCGCACAAGCGCCCCGTGGTGGCAAGACGCCGCCAAGAGAGCCAAAGGGATGATGTTGGTGCTGGGCAAGCCAAAGTTCGAGCGGCCCGACGGCTCTGTCGGCAAGTCCCCCGGCCATGGCATAACGCTGTGGGCTGCGGGGAGGCGCGCTGATCTAATCTTGTCGAAGCGTGCAAGCGCCCTCGGCAGCTACTGGAGAAAGGTGCCGTGATGCGACTTTTCCTAGATGTCGAGGTCTACAAAAACTACTTCTTGGCCATGCTTATGAACGAGCATGGCCAAACTAGGTATCTCGAGATATTTGAAGACGAGATTGAG